GGACAACATACTGCGTTTGGACAAAATGATCTTTTATTTGATTGGTATGCTTTTGACGTGCCATCAGGAACATGTAGATTAATACATATAGATCAAGAAATAAGACCTAAAGGTGATTCAGGATCAACGGTAAACGAATTTGATTTAGATTTATTATTTGCTAAGGCAAATCAAGATGGTACCGCTCCAAGTAGCATAGGCACAGTAAATTCAGCCGCACTAGCGTCTGCTGTTAATCTTTCAAATAACATGATGGGCTTTATTGTTAATGGTAGTTGGGAGGCGCATGAAGCACATTTAGACAGTACTGCTTACACGCAATGTCGTGAAGCAAACTGTAATATGTTTTTTAGCAATCCTGGACCACAAGTAACCACAAAGGGTTATGATAGATATTATATGGCGGCTATAGCTGAAGGAGCATTTGATTTTGTGTCTTCAACATTAATAAACAACGGTGATTTAAATGGACCTGTGTTAACAGTTAAAGGTACTGATCCAAGATTATTTATGGCTGTAGGCGATACAATAGGAGTTACAACAACGGCTGACACGTCAGTATCTAAAGATATGGGTGTTATTAAAGCAATTCCAAGCGCAACAACAATAGTTCTTGAATCAGCATTCACTACAGGCGATGTGGTTCACGAAGATATTGTATATAATCAAGCTCCAATAACGTTTAGATTACATTTCGAATATTAAAACAAATTAAATTAACTTAAATTAAATAAAATGGCAATAAGTAAAACAAAAGGAACAAGTAAAAAAATTAAAGAACTAAAAGGTATAAAACCTGAAAAAATAACTGAAGAGCAGTTAGAAAAAGTTCAAAACACAGTAAATAATATAAATAGAGCTCAATTAGAAATAGGTTCTATGGAGGTTAAAAAACACGAGTTACTTCATAGTATAGCTGGTTCTAGAGATGAGTTAGTTGTTTTACAAAATGAATTCAAAAGTGAATACGGTACGTTTGATGTTAATATTCAAGATGGTACTATAAATTATACAGAAAATGGCGAAGCTGATAAGAAAGATTAGTGTAGGTAAGGACTACAAAAACGACGCTATGCACTATTCTGTTGGTCAAGAAGTTTATGGAGGTCATACTATTTGTGATATAATAGAAGAAGAAGATAAGTTTTCTATTTATATTAAAAAGAAAAATGATGTATTACCTTGGAAAGACTTTAACAAAAACATGGCTGTATCTATAGAATATAATCTTGAGTATTAGTGAGTGGTTATATATCTATGCTAAATGATCTTGGTATAACTCAAGAACAATTAGATATCATAACTAACTATGGTAATGTTTTAGAATTTGAAACAGATACTTATTATAAAGATAAGTCTATAATAAATGGTATTGGTGTTTTTGCTTTAAAAAAACTAAAAAAAGGTGATATTGTAGGTATTGGAAGTATTGATAATAAATATAAAACAATATTAGGTAGATATACTAATCATTCAAATGATAATAACGCTATGTTTTATTATTTAGAAAACAATGATATTATAATGATTGCTGAAAAAGAAATAAAAGCAAAAGAAGAAATATTAATAAACTATAGAGACCACGTTATAAACCGTAATACATTTAAATCAAATGAAAAGTATTTATAATTTTGTTGTAACACCAAAAGGAGAAAGATACAATAATAAAAAAAAAGTTGGTGATTCAGAATTAATACTTAATACTGAAATTTTTAATCATCAATACGTAAACAAAGAAGCTATTGTTATATCAACACCTATAGTTGGTCAAACAGATATAAAAGCTGGAGACACAGTTATAGTACATCATAATATTTTTAGAAGATGGCATAATATTAGAGGTGAAGAAAAAAATAGTAAAAGTTTTTTTAATGAATCTACTTATTTTATAAATCAAGATCAAATCTTTTTGTATAAAAGAAATAATGGTTGGAAAGCTCCAAAAGGTTACTGTTTTATAAAACCTTTAAAAGCTACAAACCCACTAAATATAGATTTAGAAAAACCTTTACAAGGTATTATTAAGTATTCTGATGGCACTGTTAAGGTTGGAGATTTAATAGGTTATAGGCCAAAAACTCAAGTAGAGTTTATTGTAGATGGAGAAAGATTATATAGAGTTTTATCAAATTTAATTACAATCAAATATGAATATCAAGGAGACGAAGAAGAATATAATCCAAGCTGGGCAAAGAGCAGTTGATGAATTAATCAAAGTAGCTAAAGAACCTATTGTAGATTCTGATGATGACATATCAGCTGATAGATTAAAAAATGCCGCAGCTACTAAAAAACTAGCTATATTTGACGCATTTGAAATACTTAACAGAATCCAAGAAGAAGAAAACCTGCTTGAGGGAAAAACACCTGAAAAGAAAGAGGAAAAAGTCTTTAAAGGATTCGCAGAAGGTAGATCTAAATAATGTACAAGCAAAGTTTAGTTAAAATAATAGAACCCATTAAAAAAACTACGATTACTAGAATGAATCGTGGTAAAAAATGGAAATATGGATATAACAAAGAACACGATATTATTGTAATATCTAAAACAGGTAAAATAGGTGAAATATATGAAATCCAAAATCTTAAAATTGCTTTACCATCTGTGCCCGTGCAAGTATATAAATTGCAAAAGAACAAATGGTCAAAAATAGAACCACCAAAAGAATTAGACCGTCTTAAAAATATATTTGATTGGAGAAACTATCCAGACGAAAATAAAGAACAGTGGTATGATTATATAGACGAGGAGTTTAGAAGAAGAGATGAGGGTTTTTGGTTTGTAAACAATAATAAACCAACTTATTTAACAGGTACGCATTATATGTATCTTCAATGGAGTAAAATAGACGTAGGCGCTCCAGATTTTAGAGAAGCAAATAGATTGTTCTATATATTTTGGGAAGCTTGCAAAGCAGACAAAAGATGCTATGGTATGTGTTACCTTAAAAATAGACGTTCTGGTTTTTCTTTTATGTCAAGCGCTGAGACAGTTAACTTAGCTACTCTCGCAAGCGATAGTAGATATGGTATTTTATCTAAAACAGGTTCAGATGCTAAAAAAATGTTTACTGATAAAGTAGTTCCGATAAGCATAAACTATCCATTCTTTTTTAAACCGATACAAGATGGTATGGATCGGCCAAAAACAGAATTAGCATACAGAGTACCAGCTAGTAAGTTTACTCGTAAAAAAATAACGGCTAACGAAAAGTTAGAAGAATTAGAAGGATTAGATACAACTATTGATTGGAAAAATACTGGTGATAATAGTTATGATGGTGAAAAACTTAATCTACTAGTACATGATGAAAGTGGTAAATGGGAAAGACCCGATAATATTTTAAATAACTGGCGAGTTACAAAAACATGTTTACGACTAGGTAGTAGAATAGTTGGTAAATGTATGATGGGCTCAACTTCAAATGCATTAGATAAAGGTGGAGAAAACTTCAAAAAATTATACAGCGCGTCAGATGTCACAAAAAGAAATAGAAACGGTCAGACAAAGTCTGGTTTATACTCTTTGTTTATCCCAATGGAATGGAACTACGAAGGATTTATTGACGAGTTTGGAGTTCCAGTCTTTACTACTCCTGATATCGATGTCTTCGCACCAGACAATGAATTAATAGATGTAGGTGTTATAGATCACTGGCAAAATGAAGCTGATGGTCTAAAGAGTGACCAAGATGCTTTAAACGAGTTTTATCGTCAGTTTCCAAGAACAGAAGAGCACGCTTTTAGGGACGAAGCAAAAGGTAGTATATTTAACTTGGTTAAAATATACGAACAAATAGATTATAACGAAGAAATGTCTAGAACACTTGGTATTACAGTTGGTAACTTTCAATGGGTTAATGGTATAAAAGATACTCAAGTCATTTTTTATCCAGATCAAAAAGGACGTTTTAAAGTTAGTTGGGTACCACCTCAACAATTACAAAATAGAGTTATATTAAAAAATGGTGTGAGATATCCTGGTAATGAACACATGGGGGCGTTTGGTTGCGACTCTTATGATATATCAGGAACCGTAGATGGAGAAGGTTCTAAAGGAGCATTACACGGCTTAACCAGGTTTAGTATGGAGGACGCTCCTGCAAATAGTTTCTTTTTAGAATACTTATCAAGACCACCTACGGCAGAAATATTTTTTGAAGATGTTTTAATGGCATTAGTATTTTATGGGATGCCAATACTTGCGGAAAATAACAAACCTAGATTACTTTATTATCTTAGAAGAAGAGGTTATAGAGGATTTAGTATGAACAGACCGGATAAAATATGGAATAAATTATCCGTTGCAGAAAAAGAAGTTGGTGGAATACCGAATACAAGTGAAGATATAAAACAAGCTCACGCAGCAGCAATTGAAATGTATATACAAGATCATGTAGGTATGAAACAAGATGGTACGTTTGGTAGTTTATATTTTAATGCTCTATTAAATGATTGGGCTAGGTTTGATATAAATAAACGAACAAAATTTGACGCGACAATAAGTAGTGGGTTGGCTATAATGGCTAATAATAGACATTTATATGCTCCAAATGCAAAAGTAGAAAAACCTAAGTTAAACATAAACATATCAAAGTATAAAAATACTGGAGGTATGTCTAAAATAATAAAATAATACATATGGCAGAGTCTGGCATTAAAAGTTATTTTCCAAGTCAAGTCGTAAGTGATGCTGAAAAGATTAGTTATGATTATGGTTTAAAAGTAGCAAAAGCTATCGAAACAGAATGGTTTAATAATGATAGAAATTTAAAAAGATTTAAAGACAATCAAAATAATTTTCATAAATTAAGATTGTACGCTAGAGGTGAACAATCAATACAAAAGTACAAGGATGAGTTATCTATAAACGGTGATTTGTCCTATCTTAATTTAGATTGGACACCTGTTCCAATTATACCTAAATTTGTAGATATAGTAGTTAATGGTATTGCTGAGAGAACTTATGATATAAAAGCTTTTTCGCAAGATCCTTTTGGTGTTCAAAAACGTACAGAATACATGGAGTCTATATTAAGAGACATGAAGACTAGAACTTTTAATGAAGCTGTTAAATCTAATTTAAATATAGATCTTTACGAAAACAACGTTGAAGAATTGCCAGATACAGAAGAAGAGTTAGGATTACACATGCAGTTAAATTATAAGCAATCTGTAGAGTTGGCTGAAGAGCAAGCTTTAAAAGTATTGTTTGAAGGAAATAATTATGAATTAATTAAAAAAAGATTTTATTACGATTTAACAGTACTTGGTATTGGCGCTGTAAAAACTAATTTTACAACTTCTGAAGGTGTTACTATAGATTACGTTGATCCTGCTAACTTAGTATATTCTTACACTGATTCACCTTATTTTGATGATATATATTATGTTGGTGAAGTTAAGTATATACCAATAAATGAATTAGCAAAACAATTCCCACATCTTACTCAAAGTGATTTAGAAGAAATTATAAATAATAACTCTCACCATCAAGATAACTATAATAAATACTCTACAGGTAAAGAAGATAATAATAAAATTCAAGTTTTATATTTTAATTATAAAACTTATATGAATGAAGTTTATAAAGTAAAACAAACCGGTAGTGGTTCTGAAAAAGTATTAAGAAAAGATGATTCTTTTAATCCACCAGAAGATAAAGAAGGGGGTTATTCTAGATTAATAAGATCAATAGAATGCTTATATGAAGGAGCTTTAGTTTTAGGTACAAATAAATTACTTAAATGGGAAATGTCAAAAAATATGATGCGTCCTAAAAGTAACTATACTAAAGTTAAAATGAATTATTCTATTGTAGCGCCTAGAATGTATAATGGTAAAATAGAATCTTTAGTTGGTCGTATTACCGGTTTTGCTGATATGATTCAATTAACACATCTTAAATTACAACAAGTAATGTCTAGATTAATACCAGATGGTGTTTATATGGATGCTGATGGATTAGCGGAGATAGATTTAGGTAATGGAACTAATTATAATCCACAAGAAGCGTTAAACATGTTCTTCCAAACTGGTTCTGTTATTGGTAGATCTATGACACAAGATGGAGACATGAATCCAGGTAAAGTACCTATTCAAGAAATACAATCTAGTAATGGTGGTGCTAAAATGCAAAGTTTAATACAAACGTACAATTATTATTTACAAATGATAAGAGATGTAACTGGATTAAACGAAGCTAGAGATGGTAGCATGCCAGATAAAAACGCTTTAGTAGGTGTACAAAAGTTAGCCGCTGCTAATAGTAATACAGCAACAAGACACATATTACAGTCTGGTTTATTTTTAACAGCAGAAGTAGCTGAGTGTTTATCGCTTAGGATATCAGATATATTAGAATATTCTCCAACAGCAGATGCCTTTATACAATCAATTGGAGCTCATAATGTAGCAACTTTAGATGAAATGGCAAGTTTACATTTGTATGATTTTGGAATATTTATACAGTTACAACCAGATGAAGAAGAAAAACAAATATTAGAAAATAATATTCAAATGGCTTTGCAACAAAAACTAATAGATCTTGAAGATGCTATTGATCTTAGAGAAATTAAAAATGTTAAGTTAGCTAATCAAATGTTAAAGATTAGAAGACAGAAAAAGATGGAAAGAGATCAGCAAATGCAACAGCAAAACATACAAGCTCAAGCTCAAGCAAACCAAGAGTCTGCAGCGGCAGCAGCTCAAGCCGAAATACAAAAAAACCAAGCTATTAATGCTGGTAAAGCAGAAATAGAACAAATTAAAGCAGAGTTAGATGCTAGAAAAATGATGCAAGAAGTTGAGCATAAAAAAGAACTTATGCGTTTAGAGTTCGAGATGAATATGCAGTTAAAAAACTTAGAAGTTGATGGCATGAAAAGTAGAGAAAAAGAAAAAGAAGATAGAAAAGACGAAAGAACAAAAATTCAAGCAACTCAACAAAGTGAGATGATTGAACAAAGAAATAGTGGAAAACCACCTAAAAACTTTGAGTCTACAGGTAATGATATACTAGGTGGTGGGTTTGATTTAGGTGCATTTGACCCTAAGTAAAAATTATTAATTATTATTATATTATATTATGGAAGAAAAAGATGAAAAAGTAGTTGAAAAAACTACAACAAATAATCAACAAGATCCAGGTGATGAAAACGTGGTAAAAGTTGATAAAAGTAAATTTGAATCTGCAGATGACGATAGCGTTATAAAGATAGATTTAAGTAAACCACCAAAACCAGTAAAAGATGAAGTTAAAGAAAATAACACTAACGACGAGGGAGTGGCTCCAAAGTCTGAAGATGCCGACACCCCAAAAGAACAAGAAGAAGTACAACCGGAAGCAGAAGCACAAGAAGAGTCAGTATTAGAAGAAATTACTGATGAAGAAGTAAAAGAAGAAGTTGAAGAAGTAAAAGAAGAAGTTGAAGAAGCTATTGCTGAAGCTGAAAAAACTGGTGAACCTCTTCCTGAAAATATCCAAAAGTTAATGGACTTCATGAAGGAAACTGGTGGTGATTTAGAGGATTATGTTAAACTTAATCAAGATTATAGTAAGTTAGATGATAAAAATTTATTATATGAATATTATAGACAAACAAAACCTCATTTAAACCAAGAAGAAATTAACTTCCTTATGGAAGATTCGTTCTCTTACGACGAAGAAGCTGATGAAGAAAGAGATATACGAAGAAAAAAATTAGCGTTAAAAGAGCAAGTTGCCGACGCTAAAGCCCACTTGGACGGGCAAAAGTCCAAATACTATGAAGATATTAAAGCTGGTTCAAAACTCACAAATGAGCAACAGAAAGCAGTTGATTTCTTTAATAGATACAACAAAGAGTCAGAAGAGACTAAAAAACAAAAACAACAGAATACTGATATTTTTACACAAAAAACAAATAATGTTTTTAACGACAAGTTCAAAGGTTTTGAATACAATGTTGGAGAAAAAAGATATCGTTTCAACGTGAAAAATGCTGAAGAGGTTAAAAACACACAAAGTGATTTAAGTAATTTTACCAAAAAGTTTTTGGATAAAAAAATGGCTTTAAAAGACGCTGTGGGTTATCATAAATCTTTATATACAGCTATGAACGCTGATGCTGTTGCAAAACACTTTTATGAACAAGGAAAAGCCGATGCTATGAAAGATAGTGTTGCTAAAGCTAAAAACGTTAACATGGATCCAAGACAAAGTCATGGAAAAATTGAAG